TTCTGCAGTAAGATCTTCTAACTTACCGGTCCTAATAATCTTCTGTTCAACGTACAGCCCGGCTGCTTTTCCTCTAGCAACTTCAGCATTGACTGCAGCAGACCATGCTTTTGATTCTCTTGCGTTGTCTCTAAGTTTTGCGAGTTCTGAGATGTGTCTTTCAAATGTAACATCATATTTTTTTTGATACTCCGATCTTAATTGTCCAATGTATTGTACTACCAATGGATATGTTTTTGGATTTTGTAATTTGCTTGCATATACAATTGCAGCATCAGGAGAATATCCTGCAGCAATAGCACATTCAGCTCCAGTTTTTCTTCCTTCGTTTGTAACCAGTTCATATGCAAATTTCATTTGCATTTCTGTTAATCTTTTTGGTTGTGTCATACTAGACATTTAAGGTAATTTTGGTTATAAATCAAGTGGGGTCGGCTTACGAGAAGATGTTTGATCATGCCTTCAGATACTGGGCCCCATTAAAATACTATGTTAAAAGGAAAGTTATTAAGACAGGCATTAGATAAATTTCTGAAAAATTCAGAAGTATCACAGAACGCACGTGTTCAAGTTTGTTTACCAAACGGAGAATTATATGATGTTGTTGGTATACAATTAATGGAAAATAAAATTATTGGTAACCGTGAATCTCATAGATTAGTCATTACAATTGATAAGGAAAAATGGACTATGGGTAAGGTTATGAAGAGGGTCTAACTACCTTGAAACCTGAGACAAAACTTTGGCATAAAGTTAAAAAATTTATGCCTGAAATATCTTTCACAAGACTAGAAAATCTAAGTGGTTTTGGCACTCCAGATCTATTGGCATATAATAAAAAGCATACCTTTTTTACTGTTGAGCTTAAGGTTGCAAAAGGTAATTCTGTTAAGTTCTCTCCTCACCAAATTAGCTTTCACGTGAAGCATCCGCACAATACTTTTATCCTAGTTTCTTCTGACTTGTACAAAGATGAAAAACTTTATGAAGGCTCTCGCTGCTTGCAGCTAGTCTCTGAAGGCTTGCGGCTTGAGGCTTGCCGCTCGGGTCTAGATCTGATCTACAATTATTTTAAACGCTTGTAGCTCGTTGCTTGCGGCTTGTTGCTTGCGGCTTGCTGCTTGCTGCTCGTAACAGGTGGCTGGTGGCTAGGCCCCAGGAAGGGGCCAGCATGTTAATCGAAGAAGTTACCGCGATGCCAGATCCAGGTATTCTTTGGACTGCCATCTGAAGGACCGAACCAAGCTCCCTCAGGCAGATCGAAGTGATCGTTCGCTTTTTCCATCCCGGTAAGTGGGACGCCGTGTTCGTTGATAGTATCCTCGATTTCAAATTTTGCATCATCGAAGATAAACGTGAGTTTTGCCATTGCTTTCTCCTTTGTTGGTTATACATCCTATATTATCCTATATATGAGCTCATGTCAAGTGCGACAAATTGTCGCAGCTTGCGGCTTGACGCTTGGTGCTTGTCGCTTGAAGCTTGCGGCTTGTAGCTGGGTTAGGACCCCGGAGACTGGTCGGTCTTTTGCAATTGGCTATGCGTTCCGGGGCCATGTTAGTGTTTACCATATGCGATGTTAGGAATTCGCTTATCCCAACATGCCCTGCAATCTAAACATTTGTTATCTTGTTCCGCTGCAGGACATGTTTTGTTCTCAGTAACCACACTGGAGGTATAAGGCCAGAAGGTAGACGGCTGCCCGTCAACCTTTGTTGCTGAAAGTCGTATAATAAGATTTGTAGGTACTTCGCCAGGCGTCACCTGTTTCATGATTCCAGCTTCTCGAGTCGGTAACCAGTGATTAACATCGGGCGTCAACTTACATACTTCGAATATTTTTTTAAGGTGATCAAGGCTCTGTAGATCTCCAGAATCGTGCCATCTAAACCATTTGGACTTATGGCGTAATATTTGCGCAGCCATTGCCTGGATCCATAGCGGATGATCAATTGCTGCCAGACGCTTGTACTGAGCTGCTTGTACATTAGGGAATACATAACAACCTTTTAGAGCGTAGCAACCATGGCAAACCGTGCCAGGTATCTTAGCTAGTTTACTACCTGTTTTGCATTCCTTTGCAGGTATACCATACGCCCAACCAGGCATCTTAGAAGGTTTTGATAATGTACCTGTAATGCTATCTAAATCTTTTACTTTCATGTATCCTATATAATACGTTATTTAACTTTGTCAATACGCTTGTTGCTTGAAGCTTGTGGCTTGCTGCTTGTAGCTTGTGGCTTGAAATGTTCATCGAATTGCTGCAGCTTGGCCGGCGTCAATTCATACATGTGGAACCCTGGCGCGGTGCCAGGGACCTTTTTAAATCCTAATTTTTTTAATTTATTCATTGCGTTCCTTTCTTTCTTTTTCATATTGTTTTGATATCTCTTCACTGCGTTTCATTTCTTTCTGGATGAGAATTAATATCTCAGTTAATGTTTTATTTAGTCTTGCTATCTCTATTGCTATCTTGTCCATATTATACCTTTCTATTAAGTTTAATTTAACATTAAACTATTTTAACAAGTTGCCTATGCGACATATTGTCGCAGGCCACTTGTTGCCTGTAGCTTGTGGCTCGGGGCGAATATTAATAACGTTGGCGGCATTTACGTCCCTATTGCTAGCAAGCCGAGTGTCCGTGGCTTTATTCCCCTTCAAGCGCACTTACGATTATTCTCTGTCCACAACCTACAGTGTGAGTAAGAATACAGGTCAATCCCAGTTTCCTCTTACTCACTCTATCCTATATAATCCTATTGACAGTAATGTCAAGTCATAGTAAAAAATAATTATAAACAATAATGAAAGAGGTATAAAATGACACAAAGCAAACTAAGACTAAATACTGATATAAGAAAAAAAATCGGTGGTTTAATTTTATCTCATTTTGAAAATGAGAAAACTACTGAACTTGAAAACTTTGTATCAGCTAAAGAGGATATAACTACTGCATACGATAGAGCATTTAAAATTGCAAAGTCAGTTGTAAGTAAAGCATATCCAAAAGATGATGTTGCAACACTACAATCATTTAAAAAGAAATATGGTAGTGCGTGTGATGTTGTGGCTAAAGACAGTTGTTTTTATTTTGCTAATATGGAAATGAAAACAAATGAGAATAGTGAGAGAGATATTGCTGAACATTTTGATTTCACTCTAGGTGCAAATATGAGTGGACGATTTGACAGTATGGATTTTTGCAACGCATATTTTAGAGAAGAACTAAAAGGTGTTGGTATTAATCCTGAAATCACTATTCAAAACAAAGCACAAGATAATCGTAGCAATCCACATTGGACGCAAGAGGTAGACAAGATTAAAAAATTTCTTGGCTACAATAATGAGGACGGAATATTTCAAGAGTGGAAAAGTAAATATGCTCTTGATGTAATCGGAACTAGCTATTGTCGTTCAAGAACTATACCTTGCACGAATAGTGAGTTTAATGAAATGAAAGTTTTTAAACTTGCTAGAGAAAGTTTTGTAAATGCACATTACACTTGGGCTGAACATATTTTTAAAGATATGAGAGATATTAATAATGCTCTTAAAGATTATAAATATGTAAAAGACGCAATTGATTTGTGTGGTGCATTGGGTTTAAATATTAATGAAAATGAATTGCAAAGAACTGCTGGTGTTTCATTAACTATTTATCAACCAGAAAACTTGGCAAACCTTATTAAATCAAGAAGAGCAAAACAAGATAACAAAGCTGTTATTGCTCAATTTAAAAAGGCAAGACAATCACAAGTTGCAACACATTAAGTATTGACACAATAGGGGATATTGTAGTAATATCCCCTATATAAACAAATCAGAAAGGTATAATATGTTTAATCTAAAACAAGGAACTAAATTTAATGTGACATACTTTGCTAAAAAGTATGGAGAGTTTATAACTCGTGCTGGAGTATGGACTGAAAAATCAGTTGAGAGAATTTCAAAAGATAATAAAAATCTTTTTATTTATTTTGATTTAGATGAAGAGGGATATAGAACGGCGAGTGGAGATATAACTGTTGTACCAAAGGAGGATAATTAAAATGACTAGACATTATTGTCAGGGACCTAAGTGTCATACATACGATACTCAGTCCAGAATAAGAGGAACAAAAGGAAATAAAGTTTTGCGAACTCGATATGCATATGCAACTTTTAATCCGTCTACTCCTAATTGTTGGGAAGATTATTTTTGTGATGATAGATGTTTACATGCTTGGTTAAGAATACATTTAACACAAGTAATGAACTTTGTTGGTATTAAAACAAAGGCACAGGAAACTCCAATCGAAATTACAAAAGAAGTTAAACAAGGCTGGAGAGGAGAATATATAGATACAACTATAAAGTTATTGAACAATAATATAACTGATGATAGTATAACAACATAACAACATACAGGTATAATATGACAAAACAACTACATGTAATAAACTACGAGGGCAAAGAGTATCGCATCCCATTCGATCTGGATCTAGAAATAGATAAGGATCAAACAATAGATGTTGCAAATAGATTCAGCGGTGAGAAGGCAAGTCTGCCTTGGTTTGCTGTTGCAGTCTATGATCTTATCATGGGGGCTGAGCAGTTCGATGATTATGAAACAATGCAACAAGGATTAGATTGGTTTAGACAATACTTTCCTAAACAATACATGACATTATTAGACTGAGTCTAGTCACTAGCCTCTAGCTACTCTATGCGAGTAGCTAGCGGCAAGAGGTCCCATCCCACTTACAATTAACTTTAGTTCTATATAACTCGATCCCCCTTTTTAAAAAGGGGTCCCTAAACTTAAGCGTGTATTGCTTGATTTAGACATTTATAAGGTATAAATACTTTAAAGGTTCCAAAATTAATCCTAAAAAATTTTGCGGAAAATTTTTATGAAACTAACTTTAGAGAAATTAAATTTATTACCACCTGATATTCAAAAAGAATTTATTGAAGCTGCAACATTAGCTACACAAAAACGGGGTATAGAAAAAGCACAAACTGATTTCATGACGTTTGTTAAACGTGTTTGGCCTGAATTTATAGAAGGCTCACATCATAAAAAAATTGCAGAAAAATTTAATGACCTTGCAGAAGGTAAGATTAAAAGATTAATTATCAATATGCCACCAAGGCATACAAAGTCCGAGTTCGCCAGCTTCTTGCTTCCAGCTTGGATGATAGGTCGTCGACCTAAACTTAAAATTATTCAATCAACTCACAATACAGAACTTGCTGTTAGATTTGGTCGTAAGGCAAAGACACTAATGGATGCTCCTGAGTATAA